ACTTTACTCGTACCTTCCCGTTAGCTGAGCACATTGAAGTACGCGGTGCTACAGTTAAAAATGGTATTTTGGCTATTGCTTTGGAACAAATCGTTCCGGAAGAAAACAAGCCTAAAAAAATTGCCATTACATTTGCAAAATAATCAATAAGGCTGTATAATAAGGGGAAGTAATTACACTTCCCCTTTATCATGAGCGAAAAACTAATGTCCAAAACTAAAACAGACGCTGTAGTACGTCCTAGAATAGAAGTTAAATCTAACATTCCAGAACCACCTCAATATCGTGTTATCTACATCAATGACGAATCTACTACACAAGAGTTTGTTATTGAAACACTTAAAATCATATTTCACTACGATGAAGGTGCTGCCGAATCATTGACAATGAAAGTACACGAAGAAGGCTCGGCGGTGGTGGCAGTACTACCTTATGAACTCGCTGAACAAAAAGGCATTGAAGTTACCTTACTTGCTCGTAATAACGGATTCCCATTACAAGTTAAAATAGAAGTCGATCAATGAGTAATCTTTGGTTCAACATTCGATTCGGTACACGGCATTTTCAGTTTTCCCGAGACTGGGAAATCTCATTACGTGTTAACCCATATTTTATTGAAAACCCGCCAGACAAATGGTTTGAGGTCTACTGTATATTTGGAAAACACATTTTATGATATTCAATCACATTCGTAAACTAAAAGATGATGGCAAGAAGATCGGCATTACCTTTAGTACCTTTGATATGCTACACGCAGGACATATCGCCATGTTGGCCGAAGCTAAAAATCATTGCGATTACCTAATTGCTGGACTACAAACAGATCCCACAATTGATCGCCCAGATACCAAGAACAAACCTGTACAGAGTATTGTGGAACGTCAAATACAACTAGCCGCTTGTCGTTATGTAGATGAAGTAGTTGTTTATCAAACAGAACAAGACCTAGTTGACTTGCTATTAATTCTTCCGCTTGATATTCGGGTACTAGGTGTTGAATATGAACAATCAGAATATACCGGTAAACAAGAAGGATGGATGCGCGGCATTGAACCGATCTTTAATCGTCGTGATCATTCATTCTCCAGTTCGGGCTTGCGTACCCGTGTGGTAGAAGCCGAATCGATGAAGTTACTTAAAGGCCAATAATTAAAGAGTTCTTGGGCCCAATCCCAATGCCCATCCACTACAACATAATAGATTAAACTCAACAGGCGAAACATATTTTCTTTCTCTTAGAGAAATATTATGTACCCAACGTTTTCCAGAATTTGCTTTGGATTTTTTTAATTTAGTTTCTTCTGATTGTTTTGGTCCCGGTCTACCTTTCTTAGCTAAACTCATTTTCTTTTTGCTTTCTTCAGAATATGTAGTTCCAAGCCTTGGCTGTTTACCTTTATTTTTTCTGCCGCCTTTGTATTTTTCGCCGTCGAGAATTAAACCTTTATTCCAGGGTTCCTTACCGGTAGTAGAAAAAGTGCCATCACTCATATTATAACTCATTGGATCGTGTTTAGCATTTAACAATACCAAATATGCACCTTCTAACTTACGCATATCTTTTGGATAGCCAATACATAGTATCTCTCTTACCCAATTGTCTTTATTTTCTAATATTAGTGGTTTAACAATTTTACTCGAGCAGATATATCCGTCATTTAAATGAGACCCGTTGCGAGTGCGTGAACCGATATACCATTTACCTGTAGACAATTCTGTCCACTTGTAAACAAAGGCATAGGTTTGTTGTGTAATAAATATCATTGCTGATGCTCCTTCTAGCATTAGAGTAGTTGGATATCCCCATATCGCGAACTACACCAATATTTATCCGTTTATTCAAATAATTTGACATAAAAACATCATTAGCGTATAATAGCAATATGTCCTCAATTATGCTCGATTTAGAATCCTTAGGTACACGTCCAGATTGTGCCATCCTTACCCTTGGTGCTGTAAAATTTGATGAATATACGCCAGGGTCTTTCGGTGATAGCTTATACTTCCGTATTGATGTCGACGAACAGCTAGCCTTAGGTCGTGAGATTCAACAGGATACACTCAACTGGTGGGCCAAGCAAGCCGATGATGTTAGAGAAGAAGCTCTAGGCGAAGAAGGTCGTGTTAGCCTAGAAACAATGTATCGAGACTTAAATCGTTTCTGCGTAGGAGTTGAAAACATTTGGTGTCAAGGTCCTGCGTTTGACATTGTTATTTTAGAAAATATCTATAGACAACAGGGCTGGCCTACTCCTTGGCAGTTTTGGCAAATACGTGATAGCCGTACACTATTTGGTGTACACGGTGATCCACGCGAAAAAGGCAAAGCTGGCCTACACAATGCCCTAGAGGACTGTATTAGCCAAGCACAAGGTGTACAAGCAATATACCACGCACTCAAGTTAGAAAAGAGAACTTATGCAAATCGTATGGGATAAAACCGTAGTAGAAGATATTAAAAAGACGCATACCGTATTAGAATTAGAAAGTTTTCCAGTTAATGGAGAAATGTTTCATGCTTGGTGTGTATTGCCAGCAGAAAAAATCATAGCAGAATTACCCACACTCGACCGTTATGTTGAACTACATGAAGCATTTGTACAGGCATGGCAAGACCGCAATTATAAGCTACTCGAGGACTTATCCGAGCATTTAATGGGACGGTTCGGTGGCGAATTAGACACATTTTACCAAGAAATCCTCTCAAGAATCCCCCCAAAGTAATAAGCAGTTAGATAATTTATTCTAGATCCTATTAAATACTAATAGGAGCTAGAGTCTTGACGATTCTACTACCAATAATAATAATAACAAAGGGAGTAGGAAGTATGAAGTTTGTCAAACAGATCCTCGGGGTCGGTCTTATTTGCGTTTCTGCGGCAGCAGTCAGCGCACAAATGGATTATCAATTTAACAGTCCAGCATTCAACGGTGCTGGGTATGGTACCTACGTACTTAATATCAAACAATTAGAAGATCAAGCAAAAGCAACTAACAAGGCTTCTGCTGATGCACTAGCCCAACAAGCGCAAGCGGCTGCTGCAAATACCCCTCAGGCACAATTTGTTGCTAACCTACAATCACGCATCTACAGCCAACTAGCACTACAAATTACTAACACATTATACGGAGCAACAGGGCAACCTAGTTGTGGTAATAACTGTGGCGGAACAATGAGCGTAGGTGGTAATACAATGACCTGGTCGTTAAATTCGGCTACAGGCAAAATTAACATACACATTACAAATGATTCAAATCCAAGTCAATATACAGACATTAACGTGCCCGTTGGCACCTTTGCATTCTAAGGACAATTAAATGAAAAAGACACTTATATCCTTAGTATTAGTAGCAATGTTAGCAGGTTGTGCCACAGGATCCGGAATCCGTGAAAAGCTAACTAATAATCAATTTGATGAACCTATTATAGAAAACAGTAAGTTCTTAAAGAAATCTGAAAATGACATTCGTCCACCACAGGGCGGTCCTATTCCTGTTGCCGTGTATAGTTTCCAAGACAAAACTGGACAACGCAAGTACATGCCAACTGTGGCCAGTTTTTCAACAGCAGTTACACAAGGTAGCGAAAGTTACTTAATTAAGGCCCTACAAGACGTAGGCAATGGACGTTGGTTTATTCCATTAGAGCGTGTTGGCTTAGACAACTTGATCAAAGAGCGCCAAATGATTCGTCAGATGCGCGAAGCATATCAGGGTCGTGATGCTAAACCATTACCGGCTATGTTGTTTGCTGGTATCATGATGGAAGGTGGTATCATTGGGTATGATAGTAATACATTAACTGGCGGCACTGGTATGCGTATTTTTGGTATTGGTGCTAACACACAATATCAAAGCGACACAGTAACAGTTAATCTAAGAACTGTTAGTGTAAGTACAGGTGAAGTATTGACCAATGTAACAGTAACCAAGACTGTATTAAGTTATATGGACAAGGTTACCTTATTGCGTTTTATCAATGCCGGTACAGACAGCGTTGAAGGTGAAATTGGCGGTAGTATTAACGAAAGTGTTAACAAGGCGATCGATGTAGCAGTCCAGGCTGCTGTAGTAAGTACCATTAACGAAGGTGCCCGCAAAGGACACTGGTCATTTAAGGAGGAACCAAAACGTGTTGAACTCATTAGCCAACCTGCTCCGGTTGCGCCACAAGTGCCTGCCACAGTCCGACAAGAGCCAACCGCAGAGCCTAAACAGGAAAAAGCCAAAGAAGCGTCAGCCCCAACAATCATAACAGGCACCGTATTCTTAAAAGA